TGAGCGTGAACTTCGTATGTCTCTTCTTGAAGAAGAGTTTAATGAATATTTTGATGCGGAAGAAAATGCTGATATTGTTGAAATCGCAGATGCTCTTGCTGATATTATCTACATTGCTTTGGGGACAGCAGTATCGTATGGTATTCCACTAGATAAGGTATTTGAAGAGGTTCATCGTTCAAATATGGCAAAGCTAGTTGATGGTAAAGTTCTTCGCCGTGCGGATGGTAAAATTCAAAAGCCCGAGGGGTGGACGCCACCCGATATTGCTGGCATATTAAAAAAGTCACATGATGAAATTGTTTTGAGAAATGCACAAATTACGTTGTGACATTGCATATATACGAGTATATGATTCAACCTAGGAGATAATTGTGGTAGAAATCTTAGTAAGACCAAAGATCAGTTCCGAAGAAGTTCTTGGAACATTTGTCGGTAATAATTATTACGATAGAATTATTCAAGATGATTGCGATCTTTATGCAGAATCTATTGACGGTACACTTACCGAAGATAATATTATTTTTAAGTTTCGTAAAAATACATTTACAAAAGAAGAATGTGATTCTGCATATATTGGTTTGAGAGGTGCTGCAACTGAGTCTCAAAATCGTGGTATGGCGGCTGGTCCTCGTGGTAATCAACTTGGTCAGGAAGGCCGTGGTAATCGAGATTGGGTCACACCAGAACAACTTGAACTTCTTTCTTTCCTTGTTAGACCTCTCAACACATTTGATGATGGTACTACTATTGAAACAATTATAGAAAGTCATAAGGGACCATCCAAAGATGAAACACGTGGTCAGGTTTGGCTGCGTTCGGAGGTAACTAAGATTTACCCTGAATATCATGGATGGTTTGATAAATGGCTTTCTGGTCTTCATAATTTGTCTCGTGAAGAACAAATGCATGAAGCTAAAAATATTATTGATAATTATATCTCTGATACTAATTATGCGCAGTCTGTAATGTCTGGTATTGCCGGATACTTTGATCGTTACCCTCGTATTCCACATGGTCGTGCCTGCGCATATAATGATAAAAATCCAGAAGCGTTTGCCCTTTCATATCCTTATCTTCATAAACTTAATGATCAATTTCGTGAATTGATTCCTGGTAGATGGAAAGCTCAAAATGCAGAGGCCGACAAACTTGACCATAGATTCCGTATCGATGGCACTGTCTTCACTACTCTTACTGTTAACCATAACTGGCGCACTGCCTGTCACCGTGATGCAGGCGATCTTACTACTGGTTTCAGTAACATATGCGGTATTACTGGGCCTGACGGCAAAGGATGGAGAGGTGGCCAGTTTATTCTCCCTGAGTACCGTATTGCTATTAATCTCCAGCCTGGTGATATGCTCCTTGTAAATAATCATGAAGGTATTCATGGTAACGATGAACTTATCGGTGATGACAACGATCGTATGACCATTGTTGCATATTTCCGTGAAAAGATGGTTGTCCTTAAGTCATATGATTATGAAATGCTTCGCAAGAAATATGTTGAAGAACGGCGTATGAATAAAAATCATAAATTGCATCGCACTCTTTGGAATGGTGTATCTCCTGATATGTGGGAAGATAAAGAATGGTATGATTATATGAAGGCTCATAATATGGAAGACCCATATAAGAAAGTAGAATCAGCCAATTTGGATTCATTCTTTTAATGTGTGGTGTTCTTGCAATAACTATTGATGAATTTAATGAAGGAGATCACGATTTAATTCGTGGTCTTTTTCAGCAGTCTATGATTCGTGGTAAACATGCCACTGGCGTTTCGTATGTAAAAAACGAAATTGTTAATACAATTAAGGGACCAATCCCTGCTGATGAGTTTATCAAAAAGCAAAATTTAAATTCTTGGAGAAATGAAGATGGTAACCTATATTGTATTGGGCATATCCGTTATTCTACCAGTGATCTTAACTACAATCAGCCTATGGCGTCTGATGAACTCTCAATCGTCCACAATGGAGTTATCACACAAGAGCCAAAAGAACGATGGAGAAACCTTTTTGGTTTTGAAACCGAGACAGCCAATGATTCAGAACTTATTTTGCGCCAACTTGAAAGCGGAAAAGGACACCCATTAAAAACATTTAGACCGGCATCGATGGCGGTTTGTACTATTGATAATGATAAGGTAATTACTGCATTTAGAAATGAAGAGCGACCTTTATATTATTATTCTGATTCTAGAATGACTATTTTTGCCTCGACTGCTGATATTTTAAAGCGAGCAGGATTAAATAATATTGAAAAAACCGAGATGTACCGTGTTTATATGGCGGCTGATTTTACGCTAATGAGTATTGGTATGTCTGTTCCGGATAACATTGAGGATTTACAATGACAAAGTATGATCGAAATACTTTCACCTACGGATATGAAATTGAATGGGGTGATATTGATCGCAAGATGCCAATTCCAGAAGAGCTCGGTGCATGGGAATATTGCGAAACAGATATTATCAATCTTCGCGAACCTTATCGTGGGCTAGGCTCTGACCCGAAGGGTATTAATCCACCTGTTGGTGGTGAGATCAATACCAAGCCAACTAAGACATGGCAGGAGCAAGTCGACAACATTATGAAGCTTCATGATATGTTTGTTGAACATGGTACAGCGCCAACGGCTGGTTGTGTTAATCATGGCCACCTTCATATTCATGTTCCTGGCCTTACTGAAGACATTGACGCACTGAAACGTTTGTCTCTTTATCTCCGCGATAATCAGCACATGACCATTGATCGATGTTATCAGTTTCGTGTTGCACCATATATGGAACTTACAAAGACTGCCAAAACTTATCTGAAACATGATGGTGGTCGTATTATGCCTGACTGGCTTGGCACTAACCTTTCCACGGTTCCGACTGATTTTAATGATTGGCTTCGTGTTCATTGTTGTGGTAAAGATGCAGTAATTCAGTCTCGGCCTTTCCGATATGGTATTCACACATACGCTCTTAAAAATTCTAAGACTATTGAGTTTCGTTGTTTCCGTAGCTCTGTTGATCGACGTGAAATTGAAGACTGTTTCAAGTTTGCCACTGAATGGATTGATGCTGCTCTTAACGATGGGCCAGACGTGCAGGAAATTTTGCTCTCCAATGATTACAAGTTTCCGCCATTTGAATACGATCATGAAATGTATGTTGGCTGGGAAAAGACCAAACATGAACGTACTGATCGCAATCTTGATGATGAAACTGCCGAAAAGCTTGGTCTTAACAAACTTGGTAAATCTCGTAAATTTCTTTCAGTATGATCTACAAAACGCTTGACAAAGAAACATATTTTAGGTATAATAATACTCTGATTGGAAAAGATCAGAAGTTTTCGAAAGTTGCCATGGGTATGTGGGATTTTATGAAAGCTTGGGATAAATGGCCTCCCAGAGTTTTAGAAGAGAATGGTGAAATTTTGTCTGTATGTTTTATGAAACTATCAGGTCAAGCAAAATCTAATGTTCTTTTTATATCTAATATCTTTACTCCTGTTCCGGGCAGGGGTAAAGGTTCTGCCAGAGAAATGTTACATCGTAATATTCTCGAAGCAGTTGATGCCGGTGCTACGAGTATACGATTAGACTGTAACCGCTCCGCACTTGGCTTTTATGATAGGCTTGGAATGACTTACTGGGGGACAACCATAAGTCATTCCATGTTCTGCGACCTACCTATCAATGATAAAGGAATTGGATGTTTTGCAGATACAAAAGATTTATCTGCAATAGAAATACTTAACTCGTATAATCCAGAGCTCAAAGCTGCAAAAATTAAATGGATTACTAAAAAAGTTAAAAAACATAATGAGTTTGATTTCGCCCATCCTAGCAGGTATAATGAGTTTATAAAAATTATATCATCTGCCTCTATTGAAATATGAGATTAAATTGCAACGTAAACAAGATTTTATTAACTGGTATCGCTGGTCGCTTTCCATAAAGGATTGCGATCCAGCGATCTTCATGACAAATTATTTGTTCGATAGATTTGAACATAATAAGGAGCAGAAGCTTTGGATTTCTTGGATCTATGGTACAACATATTATCTCCCAACTACATGGGTGATTTGGAACGAATTTCCGGATATGGAGCTCGTTGGCGTTGAACGACTTCGCGAATGGAATAATAACAATTACAAACGGCTCCGTTATCAAACTGACACCAAGTGGAATAAAGGTCATCTTCCAGCCCAGTTCGAGTCCTACAAACAATGGGTGGGCGATAAAACTCAACGGGAAGCATTTCAACCGTTCCTTACAGGATCCCCCACTGAAAACTTCAAACAACTCTGGCCCGAAGTGAAGTTAAAGTTCCATAAGTTTGGTCGTTATTCAACTTGGTTTTATTTACAAACGCTTAAACAGTGTTGTGATATGCCAATTGAACCAAACAATCTTATGCTTGACGATTACGATGGTTCAAGGTCTCATCGTAATGGTTTGCTTATGGCTCTTGGTCTTGATGAGTGGTATGATCAAAAACTTACTTCAATTCAATTAAATTATATTGATGGGGAAGCATATTATATTTTACAGGAAGTAAAACAGGAATTTCCCAACACTGATTATTTTGATATGGAAACTTGTCTATGTTCGTTTAAAAAACTGTTCCGTGTCAAACACGGTAGGTATCTGGGTTATTACCTAGATCGACAAGCGGAAGAGATTACCAAATGCGAAAAAGATAATTGGAATGGTATTGACTGGCAACCATTATGGGACTCCAGGTTTGAAACTATACAAAATAAACTGTTGACTAATAGTATAAATCATAGTAAAATGAGTCTATACCTTAATTCTAATATTCTCGATGCAACTGGTATCTTCGAAACGAAGAGTGCTGGCATTGAAGCATTTATGGAGTAATTATGAAAGTTATTGCTATTGGTGGTGAACCAGGATCTGGTAAAACTACTTTGATGAAGCGTATTATCGAGAATTATAAACTCGAACCTAAGTATGATTCGGTGAAGCTTGTGCCTTATCTTCAGAAAGAGAACATATATGTTCTTGGTAAATATGAAGAAGGTCAGGTATTCGCCGGAACAGATCGTATGAGCATGGCTGTTCAACCAGAGGCCATTAAATTCCTCGCCACTTTGCCCAAGGATGCAGTCCTTCTTTATGAAGGCGATCGTCTTTTCACAGCTTCGTTTCTCGAGTCGTGCGTTGATAACTACGATACAACTATCGTTTATCTTTCAACGAATAAAGAAATTCGTACAGAACGATATAAAGAACGTGGTAGCGAGCAAAATGAAACTTGGCTTCAGGGTCGAGAAACAAAGATTGGAAACATCCTTACTAATTTTGGATTGATGTTTCATATTACAAAGTTTGCCAATAATAACTTGGAAGAACAAGAAAGGGTGTTTGAGGCAATAACTGCAAACGTGGAGACTTATAATGCAGATGGATAAAGATTATTATATGACATTGAAATCAACTAATATGGTTTCTGAAGATTCGGAAAATGTTTCTTATAAGTATGCTGAGGATCGGATTATCGCTGACTTCAAAACCTATATAGATAAGACGTATGGTGAACATTACAAGTCTGAAGATCAGAGCATTGAATGTTTTGATGCTTGGATTGCATTTGGTGATTCGATGCCTACGTTTCGTAACACAGCGCTCAAGTATCTTTGGCGTTATGGTAAAAAGAATGGCAGCAATAAAGCTGATTTGATGAAAACGCTCCACTACACGCTAATGTGTTTATATGTGGATCATTATAAGGATGGTAAATAATGGAAATTAATATTAATATTGAAGAGCTTCGTAAGCGTAAGCTCTTCATTGCTACGCCAATGTATGGTGGTATGTGTGCTGGTATGTTTGCTCGTTCAGTTGCTGATCTTTCAGCATTGTGTGCACAGTATGGAATTCCCCTTCAGTTTTATTTTCTCTTCAACGAATCATTGATCACTCGTGCACGTAACTATTGTGTCGATGAATTTATTCGTTCGGATGCAGATCATCTAATGTTTATCGACTCAGACATTGGTTTTAATCCACAAGATATTATCGCTCTTATGGCTCTTCAAACTCAGGATCCTGACAAGTACGATATTATCGGCGGTCCTTATCCTAAGAAGTGCATCAGCTGGGAAAAGATTAAGCTCGCTGTTGATAAGGGTATTGCTGACGAAGATCCAAACGTTCTTGAAAAGTTTGTTGGCGATTATGTCTTTAATCCAAAGGGTGGTCAGCAGAGCATCGCAATCGGCGAGCCGTGTGAGGTTCTTGAAATTGGTACTGGCTTCATGATGATTTCAAAGCCAGCAATGAAGAAGTTCTGTGATTTCTACCCTCAGTATATGTATAAGCCAGATCATGTTCGTACTGAACATTTCGATGGTACTCGTGAAATCATGATGGCTTTCCAGGCTGAAGTTGATCCTAAGTCTAAGCGTTACCTTTCAGAAGACTACTGGTTCTGTCAGAAGGCTCAGGAAGCTAACCTTAAGACTTGGTTCTGTCCTTGGATGAAGATGCAGCATGTTGGCACTTATATCTTTGGTGGATCTCTTGCTGATCTTGCATCAATTGGTGCATCAGCCACTGCTGATCCTTCGCAGCTTGGTGGAAAACCCAAGAAGAAGTAATTAAAGTGTTGCTATTGTGCTTGAAGTAGGGTACAATAGCAACAGGTCCCTTTATCATTGGAGAATATATTATGAAGATTGATACAAATACCATCAACGTGCTCAAGAACTTTGCTAAGATTAATCCTTCCATTGTTTTTCCCGAAGGTAATGTTCTGAAAACCATTTCGCCATCGAAAACTATCATGGCTAAGTCAGAAATTACGACTCGTTTTGAAAAGCGTTTTGCGATTTATAATCTTGATCGTTTTATTTCAACTCTCAGTTTGTTTAACGATCCTGAATTGAATTTCAAGGATAAGTTTGTCGAGATCTATGATAGTAATAGGAAGATTCGATATACTTACGCCGATGAAGGTACGATCACCAAGGCTCCAGAAAAGGAAATTAGCCTTCCGTCTATCGACGTAACGTTCACTCTTAGTAATGAGAACCTTAAGGATGTTGAAAAGGGAGCTAGCGTTCTTCAGCTACCAGAAATTATTGTTGTTGGTGACGGATCTACGATTTCTCTTCAGGCTGCTGATTCAAAAAACTCAACGAGCGATGTGTATTCGGTCGAAATTGGTACAACGGATAAGGTTTTCAAGGCTATCTTTAAGTTAGAAAATATTAAAATTATTCCTGGAGAATATACCGTTAGCATTTCTGCCCGTGGTATTTCTCACTTTGTTGGTAAGGAAGCTGAATACTGGATTGCTGTCGAGCAGTCTTCAACTTTCTAATTGACTTTTTGTTTCGGGGAGAGTATAATAGCTCTCCCCTTTTTGTTATGGAGATATGTAATGAATAATGAGTTTCTCTGGGTTGAGAAGTACCGTCCGAAAACAATTGAAGAAACTATTCTTCCTGCTGAACTAAAGGCGACATTTCAACAGTTCGTTGATCAGAAAAACATTCCCAATCTTATTCTATCTGGTACGGCTGGCGTTGGTAAAACGACAGTGGCTCGTGCCATGCTTGAAGAGCTCAGTTGTGATTATATTATAATCAACGGATCTAATGAAGGTAGATTGATCGACACTCTACGAAATGAGATTGCAAATTTTGCATCTTCTGTCTCGCTTAGTGGTGGTCGTAAATATGTTATTCTAGACGAAGCAGATTATATGAACGCTCAAACAATTCAACCAGCTCTTCGTAACTTTATGGAGGAGTTCTCTCGAAACTGTGGCTTTATCCTCACTTGTAATTATAAGAACCGAATTATCGAGCCTCTTCATTCTCGATGTTCTGTAATCGACTTTAAAATTGGCAAGAAAGATATGGCCAAACTCGCTGTCCAGTTCCTAAAGCGAGTTACCAGTATTTTGACTACCGAAAACGTGACAAATGATAAGGCAGTTGTTGCGGAAGTTATCAATAAGCATTTCCCTGATTGGCGTCGTGTTCTTAATGAACTTCAGCGTTACTCTGCCACTGGTGCAATTGATTCTGGTATTTTGGCAAATATCCAGGAGATCTCTCTTAACGAATTGGTTACTCTTCTTAGAGAAAAGAATTTCACTGGCATCCGTAAATGGGTTGGTGAGAATCTCGACAGCGATCAGAATATGATTTTCCGTAAGCTATATGATCACTGTGCTGAATTTCTTGTTAAATCAAGTGTTCCTGCACTCGTTCTTTTGCTCGGACGTTACCAATATCAGGCAGCATTCTCTGCCGATGCCGAGATTAATGTCATGGCTTGTCTGACAGAGATGATGATGGAGCTGGAGTTTGCAAAGTGAACCCTTTCGATTATGTCGATTCTATTCTTAAAACTAAAGAGAATTTGATTGTCGACGAAATTTCAGAGAAAGCATATGTTCCTTTTCTGACCAATCGTGCATTATCATATTATCCCGATACTATCCTTTACGCCCAGGAGATGAATACTAACCACCACCTTGATCATAAACTTCAGTTTCAATATTTAATAAATACAATACGCCCGAAAGTCCGTAAAAAGTCTAAGTGGGCGAAGCGTAAGGAAGATACGGATATTGAAGCAATCCAACAGTATTTTGGTTATAATTACCAGAAAGCCAAAGTAGCTTTATCCATTCTTACAGAAGAAAATGTTAAAACCATAAAAGAAAAACTGGATAAGGGTGGGATTAAATGAATGACATTCTGGAAACTTTGATTGAGGTGAGGATAGCAGAAGAAGAAGACTTTCTTAAAATTAAAGAAACTCTTACAAGGATCGGGGTTGCTTCCCGAAAAGAAAAGAAACTTTATCAGTCCTGCCACATTTTCCATAAACAAGGCAAATATTATATTGTCCACTTTAAAGAAATGTTTGCAATTGACGGTAAACCTTCTAATTTCTCCGATGAAGATATCGGACGACGTAATAAGATTATTGACTTGCTCCAGGATTGGGGACTGTTAAAGGTTGTTGATTCTGAAAAAATTAAAGATCCTTTGGCCTCTATGAGTCAGATTAAGATCATTAATCATAAAGAAAAGAATGAATGGACCCTAGAGGCCAAATATAACATGGGACGTAAAAAGAAATGAAAAATTGTCAGGAGATTGAACGGGATATCGAAGAAATTCGTAATACATTTCAAAAGAAAAAGAAATCTCCTGACGTTGTTGTAACTATATTAATTGCCGAAAAATCGCAAGGGAGTATTATTTGTAATGAAAATGCCATGGAAAATTGTGAAACAGACTTGGACTCCTTCAGACGAAAGACTTGAAGAGATTAAAACTATACTGTTTCCTCCTCTAATTCTAGAAGAGAAAATGGATAAAGACGGCTCGGTAACTAAGTATCACATTGACTATTCAGTAGATTCAAATTTAGATGCTGCATTAATGGACCTTCAGGATGGGCATAACGATCCTGTATCACATAAGACTATCAATAGCGTTATTAATAGACTAATGAAAGCTCGTCGTCTACTTGAAGCTTATGCTCAATTAGACAAGGATGCCAAGTATATCTTGGTCGAAGACATGGAAGATCGTAATGAGGAAATCCAAGCTACCAATAGAGAATATTGATAAATTTATTACAGCTCTTGAAGAGATGATTGATGCCCGAGATGATATGTGGGAGGAAGAGAAGTACTCCAACTATAGACACATGGAACGTATTAAGGCCGATAGATATCTCCCGGCCAAGAATCTTCTCCGGGAAGCCCTCTACGATTTCGTCGTAGAGGTGATCGACGAGGAAGAAATCGACTCTGAAATCAAAAAAATCGCTTGACTTTTTCCTCTGATATGGTATAATTGGTTATAAGCTTGAGGAGAACACTATGTCAACACAGATCCTTCCCGCCTATTACACGACCACGAATCTTAGACAACGTAAAAGTAAGTCAAAGGTGACTGGCCAGGTATCGAAACACGATCTCTGGCTACGTAAAAATGGTGTACATCCTGATCAAATCAGGGCAAAGAAAACTGTTGACGTAGGATGGAAAAAGAGGTATAATGAGACTATGGTTGTTGAGGGTAATGGTTACGAATCAGCCGGGATGAGCGGGAACTCTGCCTCCTGTCTAAAGCGTGACATTATGACCAACCTCCATAAGGAACCAGAAAACGTTCGTAAGGAAATCCTTATGAAGGCGAGCCGTGTGATGCCTCTGTTCAATAAGGGCGGATTGCAGTATGCGACTCCTGGTGAAGATCTTACACAGGTCGGCTCAAAGTCTAGGAGAGGTTAATATGGATCAGGTGCAAATTCAGCTTCAGGATACGACTGGTAACTGGCGTACGTATCAAGTTACATTGAGCAACTCCCAAATGATCTACTCTGGGATGCATTCTCTTGCCTCCCAGTTTCCTGGACAGCGAGTTCGCTGTGTGGATATGAATGGACGAATTATTGACATTCTGTGAAAATAAATGTTGACTTTCGTTAAAAATTGTAGTATACTTACTAAATAATGTAATCAGGAGAATCTAATGTCAACCCAATTTGAAAAGCTGCATACTGCTCTAGTACTTAATGGTGAGAAGCTCACTGCTAAGCAGATATCTGCACGATATAATATTGCTAATCCACACGATGCTGTTTACCAGCTACGTATGGAGGGTTACTCTATCTACTGTAATAAACACACAGATACTAAGGGACGTGTTACGAATAAATATTCATTCGGCACACCATCTCATAAAGTTATTGCCGCAGGATATAAGGCTCTTGCGGCTGGTCTCGTCTAAAGGTTCCTAAAATAGGAATTTTAGAGGCGGGGCTGAAAAGTTCCCGCCTTTTTTGTTAAATAACTGTTGACTTAGGTTTCTATCTAGGGTATAATGGTGATACTAAATCGGCGCTGTTTGAAAATTTAAACCTAGAAGCAACGAAAGTTGTTTCTTCATAGATACATCGGGACCGACTCGCAAGAGGCTCCAGAAGGTGAGGGATTGGGTGTATCTTTGTAGAAACAAATTGGACTCTTAGCTCAGTTGGTTAGAGCGTCGGTCTTTTAAACCGCAGGTGCTGGGTTCGAGTCCCAGAGAGTCCACCAAATACTGGCGCATAGCTCAGAGGAAGAGCACTGTCCTGATAAGACAGGGGTGGAAGGATCGTTACCTTCTGCGCCAACCAATAATCCGTGTGTAGCGCAGCCTGGTAGCGCATCTGGTTTGGGACCAGAGGGTCGGGAGTTCGAGTCTCTCCACACGGACCAATAATAAGACCCCTAACGCCTCTCGCAGAAGCGCACCATTTGGGGTTACTATTTGGAGGTATGCGAGCAAGGTGCTCAGACGGTCTTGAAAACCGTGCCACCGCAAGGTTGATGGTTCGATTCCTTGTACCTCCGCCAATACGTGCCCTTTAGTGTTGAAACAGACTAGGGTGATGGTAAATGATTCTCTCTCAAGCTGCAGCATCAATGAGAGACACTTAAATAACCATCCGTTGCCGGACTACGATAGTGACCGGAGCTATTTGGGGCGTTCGTCTATCGGTTAGGATCCAGGATTTTCATTCCTGTTAGAGGAGTTCGACTCTCCTACGCCCTACCAATTTTTGTCGTTCGTCTATAAGTTAGGACACATCTGCGGAGTCGGGTGAGAGATAGGTGCAAATCCTATACGGCAAATCTTTACGGACTATTAGCTCAGTTGGTAGAGCAGGAGACTCTTAATCTCTTTGTCGAAAGTTCGAATCTTTCATGGTTCACCAAATAGAATAATAAAGTTTTTCCCGATAGCTCAGTTGGTAGAGCGTCTGACTGTTAATCAGAATGTCCCAGGTTCGAGCCC